GATGCTGGTAGGGCTAGATCTAAACAGACACAGGTAGGTCCATCAGAGTTAGGTGGTTGCCGTAGAAAAGTTTGGTATCGTCTTAACGATCAACCTGAAACTAATGATAATGAATTAAAGTTGTCAGCTATTATGGGTACTGCTATCCACGCTGAGATAGAGAAGGCAATCGCAACTGCAGATCCAAAGGGTGAGAAGTACTGGGTTGAAACATCTGTTGAATACAATGGAATGAAAGCCCATATAGATTTATATATACCAGAAACAGGAGATGTGATAGATTGGAAAACCGTTAAGGTTAAGAATCTATCTTACTTCCCATCGCTACAACAGCGTTGGCAAGTTCAGGTATATGGCTACTTACTTGACAAGTCTGGCAAGGGGACACCCAGAACTGTTAATCTAGTAGCCATTGCCAGAGATGGTGATGAAAGAGATGTGAAGGTTCATTCAGAACCTTATGACCCGAAGCTAGCAGAGGATGCCTTGAATTGGCTGGCTGCTATTAAAGAGAGCGCAGATGCCCCAGAGCCAGAGCGTGATCAAAGCTACTGCAAGTTCTATTGCAAGTACTTTGATGAGACAGGCGAGATGGGATGTACTGGTCTAAAAAAAGAACGTATCAAGGAAGGTGAAGTCTTCATAGATAATCCTGAAGTAGACACATCTGCCTTGAAATATTTACAATTAGATGCAAAGATCAAAGAGTTAACAGAAGAGCGTGAGTCACTAAAGACTGCACTAGAAGGATTTGCTGGACAAACAAACAGTGGTGTATCCATATCCTGGAGTACTATCACAGGGCGTAGTTCAGTAGATGCCGAAGAGGTTGAGAAACTTCTCGGCTTTGTACCAAAGAAACAAGGACAGGAATCACTACGATTATCTGTCAAACATAATGGAGGTAAGTAAATGGCTGCATCGGAAAGCACAAAGTTTCAGATCAACTATAGATTAGCTGATGGAACTTTGGTTAATATCTATGCTACAACTCAGGCTGAGTTAGAGGCATCTCTAACCTCAATCGCTGATGTATCAACACTAATAACATCAACCGGCACTGCACTTGGTGCCACTGCACAATCAACAGCAGGCGCAGTTGCTTATGCTAAGAAAGCATTAGGTGGTACCACAGTGGTACCAGATGGAGCAGCACCTGATTGTAAGCACGGCTCAATGGCATTTCGCTCAGGCGTAGGACAGAAAGGTCCTTGGAAAGGTTGGATGTGTGCTGCACCTAAAGGTGCGGTAGACAAGTGCGAAACCGTCTGGATTAGATAACTAATGCGGGTTCCTTGGACTTATGAGAACCCAGCTTGTGCCGAAGTAGGTGTGGAGTTTTTCTATCCCGAAGTAGAAAACGGAGATAGAGTCCATACTCAACAGGCAATTAATGTTTGTAATAGATGTCCTCACTTGGCAGAGTGTGCTGAGTGGGGCATCCAAAAGGAACGCTTTGGAACTTGGGGCGGACTTACTGCAGTAAAGAGAACTAAAATTAGAAGGCTTAGAGGTATTACTTTACCTAGAGAGGAACACGTTGCTTAATTTAAATAGGGCGTGGCGTGGTAGTAATACCAATGCAACACCATTACCTGATGTATGGAATGATCTTGCCAAGAGGCAGATCAAATTCCGTAGAGGTCAGGTATGTATGGTTGCTGCTGCACCCAATGCTGGCAAGAGTATGTTTGCTCTTATCTATGCAGTTAAAGCAAAGGTTCCTACTTTATTTTTCTCGGCTGATACCGACATAGCAACAGTGATGATGAGAGCAGCCTCTCACTTATCAGGACACAGTCAATTACTGGTGGAAACAAACTTGAATAGTAACCGTCATTACTACGACAAGCACCTAGAGAGTATGTCCAACATACAGTTTGTCTTTGACTCATCACCATCATTAGATGATATTGAGTTGGAGATCAAGGCTTATGTTGAACTCTTTGGAGTTCCACCAGAGTTGATTGTTGTTGATAACCTGATGAATGTGGTGGCTGAATCTGATAATGAATGGGCAGGACTACGAGCTATTATGGTGGACTTCCACGATATGGCTCGTAAGACTGAGGCCTGTGTGATGGTATTACACCACGTCTCAGAGCAGTCTGAGTATGGTAAGGATAATAAACCACCTCACCGTAGGGCTATTCACGGCAAGGTATCTCAACTGCCTGCTTTAATACTTACCCTTAACTATAACTACAGTCCTTATAACAGTGAGTTACAGGTGGCAGTAGTTAAGAATAGGTTTGGTCCACATACAGCAGATGGCTCAGATTATGTATCTCTATTTGTAAACTATGGTGTCTGTCAGATCAATGATGCTGATGCACTAGGTCAGATGCACAGAAGGGATAGCCTGCTAAATGTCAGCCAAGTACAATAAACAAAAGGGTTCTAAGTTTGAAGTTGATGTAATGAAATGGTTTAGAAAGATGGGCGTAGTGGCTGAACGCTTACGCTTATCGGGTAGTGAGGATGAGGGTGATCTAGTAGTTATAGTTGCCGGTGAAACCTTTGTCTTTGAGTTAAAGAATACTAAGAAGTTGAACCTAAAGGAGTTCTGGGATGAAGCGCAAAAGGAAGCTGATAATTATGCTAAGCATCGTGGCGTTGCTAGGCCTTTATCTTATGTATTATTTAAGAGAAGAAACGCAGGAATAGATAAGGCTTGGGTTATACAGGATCTAACGCAGTGGCTGGAGGATAAGAAATGATTTGTCTAAGCTGCAGGTCAGCAGGGCAGGAAAATGCAAAGGACAATTACAATAGGTCTGAGGTTCTACACAGAGAATGTAAAGGAGACTGCGCTTGTCAACACAAGACTGGTCCAGGGTGGGTCGTAAGAAAAGGTACAAAGGCACCACTGATGCAAACGCAATCCCCATAGGAGTAATCGTTGCCCACTATGGCGGTGAGGTAAGAGAAGGCAGGGCTTGCTCTGTAAGGTGTGTCTTACATAGCGACAGTAGGAGAAGTGCAGTAATAAATACGCAGGAGAATTTGTACTATTGCCATACTTGCGGTAAGGGTGGCAACGCAGTAAACATTATTAGTATCAAAGAGAATATGGAGTTCAAAGATGCTCTCGCCCGTGCAATTGAAATCATCACTGGAAGCGGCAGTGCAATACAACAAAGATCTAAACGAAGAAGCGGTAGCATTTCTAGAAGGTCGTGGGATCTCTAAAGAGGTAGCTGACCAGTACTCATTAGGTTACATAAAGGAACCTTTTGCAACCCACGAGAACTACCAAGGATGGCTATCTATACCGTATATAACAGTACTAGGACACTGTGTTGGCTTTAAGTTTAGAAGATTAGATGATGGCAAACCTAAGTATGGCGCACCATTGGGACAGAAGGGTCATCTCTATAATGTTAATGACATCATTTTATCTAGTGAATATATAGCAATCTGTGAGGGTGAGTTAGATACAATCATTTGTTCTGCAATACTAGGTATACCAGCAGTCGGAGTTCCTGGTGTTGCTGCTTGGAAACCCCACTTTAGTAAGATGTTTACTGGCTATGGCAAGATTTATATTATTGGTGATAATGATCTTAAAGATGATGGCTCTAATCCTGGGGCAGAGTTTTCAAGGAGGGTAGCTCAGGAGGTAATGAACTCTACAATCGTGTCGCTTCCGGCTGGATTAGACCTCAATGATCTATACTTAGCAAAGGGTATAGAAGAGACAAAACGGACAATTGGAGTACCTAATGTATGAAGAACTCGGACCTGAAGGTATTAGCAGAATGGTTGGCGACCTTAGGGATCTCTATAGTCAAGATAGATTACGACAAGGGAACGGTGGAGATCGCACCACCAAAGATAAGAGAATAGATGATGAGTTCATCTCCAATATGTGGGCTGTTATGGATGCAGCAGGTAACTTACTTATCAGTAAGCACCACGATTACGGTCCTTTAAATATAGCAAGATCACCAGGCGGTCCTATCAATGGGTTGCGAGTGCGTATGTGGGACAAGATAGCCCGCATAAATAATTTAGTAGACTCCAAAGTTAAACCAAGTAATGAATCATTACGAGATTCTTTTATTGATCTACTTAACTATTCAGCTATTGCAATTATGGTATTGGATAACAACTGGCCTGAGGTACAGACACTGGATTGTGAATGAGTCCAGAGTTACATCCGACTTTATATCAGTTAGTACCATCAGTTACTTACGTTATTGTTCGTAAGTTTAAAGGATGGGTTGACACCGAAGATATAAGACAAGAGCTTTATCTCTGGGCTATTGGTCGTGGTCAACAGTTTACTGATCTACTTAATGAACCAAACTTTGAGAAGCGTGAGCAGAATGAGAGGCGTATCGCCTACCAAATGCGTAGAGTTGCAGAAAGATATGCTCGTAGAGAGAAGGCTCGCAAGGCTGGATACAAGGTAGGTGATGAGGCCTTCTACGATACAACACTTATCGCTCAACTAATTCCATTTGTTATTGCATCTATTGTTAATGGCACAGTATTAGAGCAAGCACAGGAGATGATCAACGATGGCACACCTCGCAGACAGTCAACCCCTGCAGAGGGTGGCAACCTATTAGCTATCCTAATAGATATTAAGAAGGCATACCTGAAGTTAGATCAAGAGGATAAGACCATACTTCAGATGAGATACCACGATGGCTTTACCTTAAATCAAGTAGCACAGTATTTAGAGTGTGCTACATCTACTGCTGATCGCAGGTCTACCTCTGCTTTGCGTAGATTACAAAACAAATTGGGTGGTGAAACTCCTTGGAGTTAAAAGAACCGGAACTTTTTGACTATCTCAAGGAGTTTTACTACTCAGATTTAGAAAAGTCTGAAGAGTTTGACAACTGGGATTGTATATCTTTAGAGGCTAAGATGTTTATAGAACTGAAGTCTCGCAAGACTCACTACCCTGATCTACTTATTGAGGAGAGTAAGTATCAGGGTTTAATTATGGCAGCAGGTATTAGATCTCTTACACCTTGGTATATTAACGCTACACCTAATGGTATCTGGGGCTTTAACTTAACTGAGATACCTCAACCTAAATGGGAAACTAAATGGCTACCTATTACAACTGAGTTTGAAAACAAAAACAAGCGTAGTAAACTGGTAGGGTTTCTAAAGTTAGAGGATGGAATTCGCTTTGATATACGAGTATAAATGTAATGTATGTAGTTCTGTGATCTCTATTGAAAGACCTATCTTTGGTATTGAAGAGACACCTATCTGTTGCCAGCAAACTACTAGTAGAGTTTGGTCTGCACCTTCTATTACCTTCAAGGGTAGTGGCTTCTACAGTACGGATAAGTAATGGCTGAGTATCCTAATTGGTTTGCACAAACTGCACAAGATAATTTTAATACTTACCTTGCTGAGTATAAAGGTAAACCTAACCTACGTTTCTTACAGCTTGGTGTATTTACTGGAGATGCAACAGTTTGGTTATGCAATAACATCTTAACTGATGATACATCTAAGTTAATTGATGTTGATACTTGGGGTGGAAGTGATGAGAAAAGCCACGCCGAGATGGACTTTAGCGATGTCCAGAGGGTATACAAGGAGAAGGTAAAAGATCTATCAGTTGTATCTGTGGTTAGTGATACCACCTCATACTTGATTAGACAACAAGATAATTTCAAAGAGTCATTTGATTTTATTTATGTTGATGCAGACCACACAAGCGTAGCTGTGTTGATGGATGCAGAACTTAGTTGGCCTCTACTAAAAACTGGTGGTGTTATGGCCTTTGATGATTACACTTGGGGAAGAGATCTTCCACCATCTAAGACACCTCGCCCTGGCATATTATTATTTGTTGATCACCATAAAGATAATATAGATACGCTAGTTATTAACTCACAGTATTGGATTAGAAAAAAGTAGAGAGCCTTGCTGGAAGGGTAGCAAGACTCTCTTTATTATGACCGGAGAGAAAGGTAAGAACCGGTCAAGACTTAGATCGTATCAGTAATACCTTGAATAATCCACTCCACTACAGGTACTGCAACTGCGTTGCCCATCTGTTTATATCTATGGGTATCTGATTGGTCTGCTGTCCAGCCATCAGGGAATCCTTGTAATCTTTCACACTCAAGCGGTGTAAGTCTACGCACCTGAGTAGTAGCTACCATTGGCATATTGTTTCCACCTGTTCCCATCCTTGCCTGTAATGTATTGATCTTATCATCTTGTAATCTTATATCAGCAACTCTATTGCCATAGAATATAATAGTAGTAGCTCTTGTATCTCCATTATCAAATGCGTTTAGAGTAGGCACAACGCCACCTTCCACCCAGGTTTCATAGTCTTCATTGGTCTGCGCTCTTCTACTTTTGTTCCACCACAAAGGTTTCACTTCCTCCACCTAAATCACCACCATTAGCTCGCAAGGTTCCAACACCCTCTTTGTATTGAGCAAATGATGATGAAGTATATCCTTCAATAACAACGTGTCCGTTATTAGCATCTTGATTTACTACTGACCCGTGATGATAAAGCTCAGCAGGTATAGTGTTAGCTATTGTCTTTCCGCTTGCAAGGTTAACGCTTCTTGCAGTGCTGGTGGCAGTGTCTTGCCCCGCCTGTTTGCTCTGCGTAGTATTCCTTCGCAAGCCTTCGGACTTAAATAATACTTCTGCTGAACTGAGTCCGTCTCCAGTACGTCTGCCAACGATGAAGACACGTCTTCTCCTTTGGGGAACTCCGAAGTACTGAGCATCAAGCACCCGCCAGGCAAGGCTATACCCGATGTCGGCCATCGTTCCAATGACCACTCCAAAATCTTTTCCTTTGTTTGAGGTAAGAAGACCAGGGACATTTTCAAGGATGAACCACTCAGTTT